GTGGGGATGATGAGTGAAGAAGAATTGCTGCAAGTTTTCGAGGATACATGTGATGGTATGTGGTTCGGAGGTAAGTTTGACCGAGACCAATGGCAGTCAGCTCGGAGCAAGCTGTATCTGGTATTTTTTGGCCGCGACGGGCTCACTACGAGAAGCCCACCGGCACCACGGATAGTAAGGCAGGATGGCGCGTGAACTACCGAATCGAATTTGAGATCCCGGGCCTGCCGAACCTGAACAGTGCGAGCAATCTGCACTGGCGGACGAAGAATCGGAATAAGGATCGCTGGCAGACTTGGGTGAGGAGTTCAGTGAATGCGCAGGGGGTGCCGAAGCGGTTACTCGATCAAGCTTCGGTGGCGTGCACTCGGTACAGCTCAAGCGAGCCGGATAGCGACAACTTGGCGGAGTCGTTCAAGCCTTTGATCGACGCCCTCGTGGGGTTGGTGGTCACGGATGACTCGCCAGAGGTTCTCGGTTCGGCTGATGGGCGCTATCGTTGGGAGTATGCGCCGCCGAAGAAAGGGTTTGTGCGGATGGTGATTAAGGAGAGGGGTGATGTTCGGGTGATGGAGCGGGACGAGTTCAAAGAAGAGCTGCGAGGCTTCGACGCTTGGCGCCGACGGATGAATCAGTTGGAGGGGCGAAGGCCTAGGTCGTTGCGAGAATACTTTGAGCATGTGAATCGAGAGGGGGAGTAGGGATGGACGACGACGGCGGCTGGGAGGGACGAGTGATAGATCGATTGCTGCTACGTGAGCAACAGTGCAGAGAATTGACTGCGGATATTCAAACCCTACTAGACAACAGGTCGAGGTGGGTACCGAATGTGGCCGGAGGGTGGTCGATTGATGGGGATGGCGATCGCATCTTTAGGAACTACAGAGTGCTGATCAAGGCGCTCAGGAAGAGCGACACGGATGCCGAAACTCAAATCTAACATAGACGGGCATAGACATGGCTAAAGGCAGAAAAACTGGGGGCCGGGTTAAGGGGTCCATTCCGAAAAAGACCCTCGCGGTCCAAGAGAAACTTGCGAAGCTGAAGTGCGATCCGATCGAAGGTATGGCGAGGATCGCGAAGCAAGCGGAGAAGGCAGAGGACTGGGCATTGGCTGGCCAGATGTTCAAAGAGCTAGCCCAATACGTCGCACCGAAGCGCAAGGCAATCGAGGTAACCGGCGAGGGCGGTGAGCCTTTGGCGGTTAGTGTTGTGAGCTATGCGGGGAAGCCGGAGGGGGAGTGATAATGGTGGAAGGGTGGAATCTTGTGATAGCGGTGGCTTCGGCGTACATCGGAGGGATGATAGTCGGCAACTGTAGACTTGGGGCCGGGTGGAACGTAGGCTTTGTTGCGGCTTGGACAATGGTGTTGGCTTATATGTTCGCGCCTTCACTCCCGGGGTAGCGCAATGCAGATGCCGAATGACTGGTGGCCGCGCGACTATGAACTGCCGTTCCTTCGGGCGATGGACGAGGGGTGCTTGCGTGCTTGCCTCGTATGGCATCGCAGGGCGGGCAAGGACAGCACGGCGCTGAACTTCCTTGCGAAGTGCGCAGCGCAGACCACTGGTGTCTACTGGCACATCGGACCGACGAAGACCCAAGCCCGCAAGTTCATCTGGAACAACATCGACAGCGAGGGGCGGAAGGTTATCGACCAGGCTGTGCCGATGGAGCTGCGCAAGAGCACAAACAACGTCGACATGATGATCGAGCTACTCAATGGCTCCATCATCAACGTGCTTGGGTCGGAGGCTGACTCGCTTGTCGGCCCCAACCCGATCGGTGTGAACTTCAGTGAGTACTCGGTCTCGAGGCCTGGGGCATGGGACTACATCCGACCGATCCTTGCAGAGAACGGTGGGTGGGCAACATTCGAGTACACACCGCGTGGAAGGAACCACGGCAAGGTGCTGTACGATATGGCGAAGAACAACCCGAGCTGGTTCTGCTCGCTGCTGACCGTCGAGGATACGGGGCGTATTAGCCTCGAAGCGATCGAGGAAGAGCGCAAAGCCGGCATGTCCGATGAGATGATCGAGCAGGAGTTCTATTGCTCGTTCCAAGGCGTGCTGGAGGGCTCTGTCTACGGCAAGCAGATGCACGCCGCCGAGAAGGATGGGCGGATCAGGTCGGTACCGTACGAGAAAGATCACTCAGTCCATACGCTATGGGATCTAGGCTTCGGTGATGACACTGCGATCTGGTTCTTTCAAGTGATTGGTCGCGAGGTGCACATCATTGACTTCTACGCCAACAACCGTGCTACGTTCGACCACTACGCGAAGGTGCTGAAGGACCGAGACTACATCTACGGGGATCACATCTTCCCGCACGACGCGAAGGCATCGGAGCTTGGCTCTGGGTCCCGTGTCGAGACGCTGGCGAACCTGGGTATCAAGGCGACTGTATTGCCCCGGCCACGCAACAAGCTGGCGATAGAGGATCAGATAGAGGCTGTGCGGCACATCCTGGATCGGTGCTGGTTCGACCAGGAGGAGACCGAAGAGGGTCGCAACTCGCTGGAGGCATATCACTTTGAGTGGAGCGAGAAAATGGGGCGGTTTAGCGCTGTGCCAGTGCATGACTGGTCAAGCCATGCGTCTGATTCGTTCCGGTTATTGCCCGAGGCCTTAGAGAAGGTCGGGGCGGTTGTGGAGACAGAGAGCATCACATTTGAGAGCGAATGGGGGTAGGTATGTTCGGAAGAAAGCCAGACAGCGAGAAGACTGTAAGTGAACTCATGGAAGGCGCCGAGAGTGACATGCGGAAGGCGGAGTGGCTGTTGAAAGTGGCGGTGTTTTCACTTGTGTTAGGTGTGTGCGGACACATCTACAATGCGTTGGCAACGTAAGCCCACCACCGAAGGGGAGGAGTGAGATGAGCCACATGTTCTGGATGGGAACGAGCGGCAAGGACTACAGGTGCTCGAAGTGCGGGCATTGGGAGCCTGCGGACGTGGTAATGCGGCCCGGGTGCATTAAGTGCCCCAACTGCAAAAAGCTGGCGAGGCTGGACAAGATCCAGGCGAGGTTGAGCGCGGGCGCGTTCATCTCACGCAGAAACAAGAGCCAGCCAACCCAGGGAACGTTCCTTGGGTTCAAAGGGCGTGAAATGGAGTTCCGCTGTATCGATGGAGACATTCTAGTCAGGGCATGGCACGCCAGTCTCGAGGATTGCAGACAGCCGATACGAAAGAACGCACTAGCCAACGAGCAGGCAGCGAAGCTGGCGGAGCAAGCCACCGAGCTGGCTGAATTCCAGGAGTTGTTCGACCTCCAGCATTGGAGGATGCGCAAAGCCGAAGGGGAGGAGTGAGATGGCAAAGAATGATTGGAGGAATGTCCCAAGGATCGCTGGAGAGGCGGAGGGCGGATTGTGCGCCAAGTGCAGCCATTTCTTCCGCGACGAAGGGGTGGCGTTGGATTGGCCTAAGATCGGGTGCCCCAACTGCGCAAAGCTGGCTGGGTTGTGTGAAGACAAAGAGAGCCTGGTGAAGAACGTCTGCGAGATCGCCGCCAGGGAGGAGAAGAACAGCCAAATCAAGGACCGCCTCCTAGACACAAACAGCTTCTTGACGCATGAGAACAGGGCACGAGGTGAGACTCTCAGCGGGATGGTCAAAACGCTGACCCTGCTCCGGTCGCAGATCTCAGGGGAGGCAGCGACACCGTCAGAGAAGCAGCAGTTACGGGAAGACTACGAGCGGGGCTTGAGTGAGTTCGGGAGGCGCGAGAAGGATCAAGCGGCACTGATCGTCGAACTCCGGGCGCGACTCAACGACAAGAACACGATGCTCGGAGGCCTCTGGACCGAGGTGAACCAACAGAACACCGAACTACGCGCCCGAATCAAGAGGATGTTCGACAAGAAGGGGATCCGGCGCGAGGCTCTCTTGAACCGGATCGAGAAGCAGAAGGCGCGGATCTACAAGCTAGAGGCCGAGAACTCAACACTGGTCGAGTCCAACATCGGGCACGGGGAACGGATCGACGGGTTGGTGGTGGACAACGATGAACTGCAAGCCAAGCTCTCCAACGCCCAGCACCGCCTGCGCTCGATGACATGGACGCCGGATGAGAAGGATGCGCGGATTGGGGAGTTGGAGGAGATCATCAGAGGGCATCCGATTATTGACGGTGAGACTGCGGAAGCGCGAGCTGAGAGGCTGGCTGCGTGCATGTGCTGCAACGACCAACCCCACGACGACGACCTCATGCCGGCTGTGCACACACGATTGCGCGAGACTTACGGCGGGCACCGGAAGAGGATGGAGAAACTTAATAGTGAGATGCTGAAGAATATGGGCTACAGCATCCCAAACGAAACCCAACTCACCGAGGAGGGGGAGGGATGAGAGAAACCAGGGGACCGATATTCTGGGGCGAATGGGGTGACGTCGAAGACATTGAGGCGAACTTCGAGAAGCCGGGATGCCTAGATGGGGCCGAAGTGCTGCATGCCGCATACACCGGGTACGATTGCTGGAGCGACTACGAGATGGAGGCTGTAGTCGTGTTCACCCGCGACGGAAAGCTGTGGGAAGTGAACGGCTCCCATTGCTCATGCATGGGACTAGAGGGGCAGTGGAGGCCGGAAGAGGCTGTGGCCAAAGCCCTGGCTATGCGCAGAGGGAAGGGCTCTGGGCCGCCGGTAGTCAACGAGGCTTTCGACGCGATGGTCGAGAAGCTTGTGGAGGAATCCCCCAAATGACCGACGCCGAGACGGAACTCTTGCGGGACACGGTGGAGATGAACGGCCACTATTTGAGAGAGATTTTACGGCTGCAGCTAGAGCTGGAGAGAGTGAGAGCGGAAATTGCAAGGTTTCGCACGCCTGATCCTGACGATGGCATGCAGCAAAAAAAGGAGGCAGATGACGGATTCAGAGACGCAACTCATGGAGAGGTTGATTGAGGAGAACGGGAAGCTGCGCGGGGAGCTTGAGGTGGCTCGGGCTGCCCTGCTCCGCACGGCGGTGCCTGCCGAGAAGCGCCCGGGCCCGAGAAGGCTGTCACCTCGCAACGTGGGGTGGCCATACTACGGGAAGCGCCAGAGTGAAGAGGTGTGGATTACTATTCCCGATCCCCGGAGCCAACCCCTCCCTACTCGGGTCTTCACCAGGCCAAACGCTCTCGGATACGGTGGGAATGGGCCGCCGCCCCTTGGCCGATGACATCCCCCTGACCCCGCGCTAGTCTCCCCGCAAGTTCTCACGCTGTGGTTTCTATCGCATCAATCTTCTAGGTAGAGCACCGCCCTGCCCGCACGGGGCAGCAAGGGAAGCCCGCATGTCACTCCTCCTGATGTGCGGGCTTTTCTGCGTCTGGCGCCAAGAAGCGTGCTACGATCCCGCCAACTCTGGTGGAGCCAGACAGAATAAGTGTGGTCCTAGGCGGCCGTTTAGCTTTCCTGCCACGGGAGATTGGGCTAAACGGCCGTTTCGTCACCATCCTCGGGAGCAGTTATGCGCGGATCACGCTCTTTGCTCGTTCGCTACAAAGAGGATCTCAAGAAGAGAGACGGACCCTTCTGCTTCTTCTGCGGGGAGCGAGAGCGCGCCGGCGACAAGTTCACGCTGGAGCACATTGTTGCCATTTCCCGAGGCGGAGCCAACGGCATTGCCAACCTTGCCCTGGCCCACAGGCGGTGCAACAACGCAGCCGGCTCCCTCTCTGTGGTCGAGAAGGTCAAAATGCGCGAGCGGATGCTGGCAGGCCTAGCTGACGACTAGATCCACAATCCGACGCACCGCCGAGGTCGGGATCGTCATATCCCCGCTGCCCTGAGCGCAGACCCCCACGCCTGGCAGGATAGTGTGGGGAATCACCGTCTTGTAGTCGTCCTCGTCGCAGGCGAGCCACCCGACCGATCGACACTGGGCTGGGTGCCGAGGCTCCGTATCTTCGAGCAGCTGCCACCGCGGGTCGGCGCCCACGGAATCCTCCCACTCGATCAGGACTAGCCGCATCTCTGCCGGGTCGTGCGTTTTCTCGTCGTCTGCCACAGGTGGATCCTCCTTTGGTTGCGGCGTGAATAGCATGTCGCATTGAATCGTATCAGAATGTCGGGTTGAACCTAACAATGCGACATGGGGCCGTTTCGCATCAGGCCAGAGCTACTTTGACCTGATCCTCTCAAATCACAATTGTAATCTGAGAGGCTAGACTGCCAGAACTCCCCACCGCCTCGGCGTGGGGGCTAGGCCTGAAGGCGACCGGGGCGGGTGAAACTCAGCCCGCTGGTCCCTTCGGGCCGCTACCTACTTGCAATCCCCTCGGGTGTATGCATACTCTGCCACATTAGGCTGCATGCCAACCAATGTTGCAGGGGTGGGGATTGGCGAGAGATCTAGGGCAGATTCACAGGGATGCGCTCGAGGAGTTCGAGCGGGTCAAATCCGCCGAGCTGAATCAGCGCGATCTATCTCGTGAGGATATCCAGTTCTCGCAGGTCGCCGGTGGGCAATGGGACGATCACGCCATCTCGCGCCGCAAAGACCGCCCACGCTACGAAGTGAACCGGGTGGCCCTCCCCGTAGCCCAGCTGATCGGCGACCAGCGCCAGAGCGACATCTCGATCAAGGTGCGCCCCTTCGGCGATGGGGCCGACCCAGAGCTGGCCGAGACCTACAACGGGCTGATTCGCAATATCTCAGGGTCCAGCCACTTCGGCCACGCTCGAGATAATGCCGCCCAGGAGATGTTCACGGGTGGATTCGGCGCTTGGCGGGTGACGACCGATTTCACCGACGACAAGTCTTTCGATCAAGACATCTTGGTCAAGACGATCCAAGACGCCGCCAGCTCGGTCTATTTCGACTCGAATGCGACCGACCCGAACAAGCGCGACGCCCGCCGGTGCTGGGTGGTCGAGCGGATGCCTACCTCTGTATTCCGAAAGAAGTGGCCCGACGCCCTGATCAACAGCCTATCCAACATCGACTACGTCAAGGCCTACCATGCCAACTGGATCGGGGACGAAGTCGTTCAGATCGCGGAATACTGGGTGAAAGAGCCCACGACGAAGCGGATCGTCAAGCTCACCGATGGCCGGGTGGTCGACTTCGCCGAGATCGAGGAAGTCGAGGACGAGCTAGCAGCCAAAGGCATCACGATCGAGCGAGAGAAGACGGTTCAGTCCCACAAGGTCGTGTTCTACAAAATGAGCGGCGCCGAGATCCTCGAAGGCCCGCTCGAGTACCCCGGGAAGCACATCCCGGTGGTCCCGATCTACGGCTTCAACCACTGGCTGAGCGGCAAGCACTTCTGGCGCGGCATGGTCCGCTTCGCCAAAGACCCTCAGCGCGTTTTCAACTACCTCACAAGCGCCCGTGTCGAGTCTGTGGCCCTCGCTCCGATCGACCCCTTCTGGATGACCCCAAAGCAAATGCAGGGGAATACAGCGGCGCTAAAGGTCATGAACACCAGCAACGCCCCGATCCAGCAGTACAATCCGGACCCCGCAGCCCCCGGCCCACCGACCCGCACCGGAGCTCCCGCCGTCCAATCCGAGATGTTCTCCCAGTCCCAGCAAGCGGTTGAGGACATCCAAGCGACAACCGGCAAATTTGCCCCGTCGTTGGGTGACAACCCCCGCAACCAGAGCGGCCGAGCCCTTGTGTCCCAACAGCGCCAAGGGGATGCCGGCACGTTCCCTCTCCTCGACTCGCTGGCGAAGGGCGTGGAGTACACGGGTGAGATATTCGTCGACCTGATCCCGAAATACTACGACGCCGAGCGGCAGGTCCGTATCGTTGCAGAGGACGGCAAAAGCGACATTGTGACCATCAACGAGACTGTGCTGGACGAAGAGACCGGCGACCTCGTGCTCGTAAACGACCTCAGCATCGGCAAATACGATGTGGTGGTCGATGTCGGCCCGAGTCATTCCACGCAACGCCAAGAGACTCTCGAGTTGCTCCAAGCGGTCATGTCCAACGTGCCTGGCACTGCTCCCGTGATCCTCGATCTCGTGATGGATCAAATCGATAGCCCGATCGCCCCCGAGCTGACCAAGCGGATGCGCCGGTTCATGCTTCAGCAGGGCTTTATTGAGCCGACCGACGAGGAGAAGCAAGAGGCCGAGGAGAATCAGCCCGAGCAGCAGCCCCCGACGCCCGAGGAGATGATGCAGGCCGGCCAGCTGGACAAGATCGAAGTGGAAAACGAGAAGACGAAGGCGGAGATCGCGAAACTCGATGCAGAGCGCGCCAAAACGGTATCGGAGACCATCGAGAACTTGGCAGAGGTCAAGCAGATCCAGCAAGAGATGTCCGAAATGCTCCTCACTGAAGCCGGTATCGATATCCCGCCCGGCGAGCTTACGCGTGCCCAAGTTGGCGAACTCCTACGAATGAATCGCGGTGCAGACCAATTGGCCGCGGCGCAGCAGCAACAGACACCAACACCCACACCGCAACAGACACCGGGTTTCCCCGGCTAGAGGCAAAACACAATGAGCGAAAACGAACAGATCGAGGTCACAGAGTCGGACGCAACTCCGACTGAGATCACCCCGGAAGTGACCACCGAGGCGCCCCTTGAGAGCGGATCTCAGGAAACAGTCGCACCCGAGTCCGGTGCTGAGGCGGAAGAGACCGTCTCGAAAAAGGATTTCAATAAGGCGTGGTACAAGAAATCAGAAGCGGAGCGAGAGCGCGAAGCGTTTCGACGCGAGAATGAAGATCTGCGCGCTCAGCTCACCTCGCAGACCCAAACACCACAGGGAGATCAAGAGCCCCTATCTCGCGAACAGTTCGACTGGGACGATGACAAATTCAACGCGGCAGTGATCGCGCGGGAAGTGTCAAAACAAGTCGCCGCAGCCGAGACCAAGCGAGCCGCAGAGGCAGACAAGAGAGCGGGCGATGATCTGATTGCCGCATTCAACGAGAAGGGAGCGGCTTACGCAGCCGACAACCCCGAATACGTTGAGCGCAACGCGCAAGCCGCACAGGCACGCATCGAGTTCAGCGACGCGATCCAAGAGACAATCCTGGAAAGCGACAACGGGCCGGCGCTGCATGATTACTTGCTTTCGAACCCGAGTGAAATCAAAGCACTCAACGCACTCAAACCCCTGAAAGTCGCCGCCTTCCTAGGCCGCATCGAGGAACGCATGAGCCAGACAACCACCACGCCAGAAAAGAAAACCACTCAAGCACCGAACCCGATTACGCCAGTCAGCACGGGATCATCTAGCGGGAATGACTCGCTTGACCCCAACGCTGAAGGCATCTCCATGGAAGAAATGGACAGACGCCAGAAGGCGGAATGGGTTCGGGAGCACGGACGAACGGGGTAAGAAATGGCCAATGCATTCAAGGTTATTGATGCAGTAACGCGGCGGGCGACGCTCGCTTTCAAGAACAACCTAGTGCTGGGCGCTTTGGTAGACCGGCAGTGGGACTCGCAGGTTTCGGAAGCTGGCACGGGGACGGATATTCGTATCCGGCGCCCGGTCGAGTTCGAGGCAGGCACCACCGCAGACATCACGTCGACCCAGACGGACATCGAGGAAGGTAACCTCACCCTCAGTCTGAACTTCCGGCGCACGGTGTCTTTCAACGCAACATCTGAAGACCTGTCTCTCAATATCCAAGACTTCGATACGCGATACACCATGCCGGCGATGAAGCGGTTGGCTCAAAAGGTCGAGAGTTCGCTCTTCGGGGAGTATGACAAGATATACTCCTTCACGGGCACGCCGGGGACCACCCCGTCAACCGCTCTTGAGGTGGCGACCGCAGGCGCGAATATGACAGAGGCCGGCGTTCCGAAGGGGGATCGTTTCGCGCTCTACACCCCTCTAGCAACGGTCAAGATCGCCGATTCACTGAAGGCGCTCAACCTCCCAACGGTCGCGAGGACAGCCCTCGAAGATGCTCGGATCAATCGGCTTGGGGATATGGACATTTACGAGAGCGCGTCCATCCCGACCCATACGACCGGCGTTCACACTACGGGCAGCACCACGCCGCTCACCAATGGCACCACGGCCGTCACCTACCTGTCATCCAAAGACACCTACACGATGTCTCTGGTAACAGACGGGTGGGCGCTAAGTACTGCGATTTTCACGGCTGGAGATCAGTTCACAATCGCAGGCTGCAATTCAGTCAACCTGGAAACGAAGGTGGACACCGGCAACTTGCAGGTGTTCACGTGCACGGCGGCCAGCTCATCGGATGGTTCTGGTGATATGACTACGACCGTATCGCCTCCGGTTATCGTCTCTGGTCCGTATCAGAACGTCGCCGCAGAACCGGGTGATGGAGCTGCAATCGTTCCGAAGGGAACCGAGAGCACCGCCTACCCGCAGAACCTGGCGATGCACAAGAACGCGATGACTCTCGCGTTCGCTCCGCTGGCGATGCCCGTCGATGGTACGATGGCAGCGCGTCACTCGCTCGACGGGGTTTCCGTCCGGCTGGCGGCCGCGCATAACATCTTGACCGATGTCAATACGTGGCGTTTCGACGTGCTCTACGGGATCAAGGTGCAGAACCCGGGTTTCGCAGTCCGACACTGGGGTTAATCAACACTGGGGGGAGGGCTTCGCGGCCCTCCCTCTTGAGGGGCTTTATGGTATTCCCAACGACTCGCTACCACCGAACTGAGAAGCCTTGCAGGGTGGAGAACGAGGAAGAGCTAGCTGCACTCGGCGAGGGGTGGGTGGATACTCCCGCCGTGTTCTTGAACGAGCCGGAGCCTGCCCCAACGCCCAAGCCCGACCCACCGAAGCCGAAGAGAAAGGCCCTCACCCGCAAGCGAAAGGCACGCAATGCCTCTGGCGAGTGAGTTCATAAACAAGGCCTACTCCCTGATTGGAGTGAAGCCCGCTGGCGTATCGCTGACGACAGACGAGATCGCCACTGGCATCGAGTCACTCAACGACATGCTCAGCGAATGGACCGCCACCGGAATCAATATCGGATATACGAAGGTCTCAGCGGCCACTGGCGAGACTTCTCTACCCGACTGGGCCGTTAGGGCAGTGAAGTACGAACTAGCCGCAGCGCTCGCCCCAGAGTTCGGGAGGGTCCTATCTCCAGCGTTCGCAGACATCGGCACTCTCGCTAAAGCTGCCGTGATCCAGAAGACCACCGAAGTTCCCGAGATGGGATTCCCCGGAACATTGCCAAAGGGCGCCGGGAATACATCCTCGCACTATGACGGATCCAGCCCGTTCTTCACCGATGAATCATCCGGCGATCTCGTGTCCAATGGGGATGGGGTGCTGCTAACCGACGAAGGTAAAGACCTTGGAGCGGAGATACCAGAATGAGCCAAGTCAAAGAAGCCGACCTGACCGCCAACACCACGATGTCAACCTCGCAGGACTTTGCGCGAGTCGTCATCAGCGGCGATTCTCGGAAGATGACCCCGACCAACTTCGCGTCGGTACTGGAGGACCCGCTAGTTGCCCTCGGGTTCCTTACCAGCACCACGATCGGCGCCGGTATCGCCAATAAGCACGTCGTAACGAACGTCACTGCAGCGGCGCATACCCTACTGATCACCGAGGACGTGATTCTCGCCGATGTGACCGGCAATAGCGTGACGGTGAACCTAGTGGCCGCCGCTGATGCCTGGGACTCAGCGAACAGTAAGGGGCAAGTCTTCATGGTCAAGAAAACCAACATCGTATCTTCCAACGTGGTCACCCTCGACGCTTCTGGCGCTGAGACCATCGACGGCAACGCTACCCACGAACTCGCATCGGGCGGCCAAGCTGTGGTCTCGATCATCTCCGACGGTTCCAACTGGCACATCATAGGAAACTGATGCCCACCGCCCTCCCTATCGCACTCGGGCACTATGAGAGTTTCTCCAAGAAACTCGCTGCACAGGAATGCGTGAACCTCTACCCGAGCACGCCCCAGACTCCGGGGGCATCGTCTCGGCAGGCCCTCTTCCAGACTCCGGGCATCAAGCAATTCGCCAACCTCGGGGCATCTCCGAATCGGATGCTGATCAAGGCGGGGGATGACACATACGCGGTCAACGGCGACACGCTCTACCAGATCGACTCCAGCGGTACCGTTCACTCGAGGGGGGCAGTCTTCGGAACCGGGACGGGCGAGCTGTCAATGGCCTTCAACGGGGCCACGATCGCGATTATAGAGCCGGGGGTGGCAGGTTGGTTTTTCCTGCTGGGAAGTGCGGTAGCAATCCCGATCACGGACGCCGTGTTCCTCTCGTTCATGGCGCAGACCGGCGGGGTGTTGGGCGTTACCTACGTCGACTCCTACTTCGTCTACGCGACCAAAGAGGAGTTCTTCAACGGCTCGGTGAGGACGACCAACGACGGTCAAGACTTCAACGCGCTGGATTTCGGCACTGCCGAGGTGAAGCCGGACACGAATGTCATGCCGTTCACCACCAAGAACGAGCTGTATATCTTCGGCGATGACTCCGTGGAGCTGTACCGCACGATAAGCACGGTCGATTTCCCATTCCAGCGCATCGACGGCGCCACGATCGACAAGGGGGCTACAGCCCAATTCAGTATCGTCGAGTTCGACAATTCCTTCGTCTGGGTAGGTGGGGCTAAGGGCGAGACTGACGCCGTGTGGCGGGGCCTGAGCGGCTCTGCGACGAAGATCTCGACGACTGCGATAGACAAGATTCTGGCCGATCACACGCTCTTGGAACGGCAGGCAGCGTCAGCATTCACCTACTCGGAGCATGGGCACCTATTCGTAGGGTTCTCGCTCGCCGACATTACGCTGGTCTACGACGGCACCGAATCGGCTCTCCAAGGCCGGCCAGTCTGGCACGCTCGAGAGACCTCCGACAGCCGATGGCGAGTGCAGGGCATGGTCGATGCCTTCGGGAAGACGATCGTCGGCGACCTCAACGACGGGAAGATCGGCCACCTCTCGCTCGATTACACCAATGACTACGGCACCGCCCCGGAGCGCAGGACCGCAGGCGCCTACGTCGAGAACCAGGGTCGGCCCGTGTTCGTGTCCAGCATCGAGCTATTCGCCGAGAGCGGAGTCGGGAACGAGGCTGGCGACGGCGATGAGCGCCCGGTGGTCTCCCTCGCGATATCCGACGACGGTGGCCACAACTTCAGCGATCTCGGATCGAAGGCCCTCGGTATCCAAGACGATCGAGCGGCCAGGCAGATCTGGCATCGCATCGGCCGCACGCCAGAGACCCGCATCTTCCGACTAACGGTGCAGGAGGATGTCAAGATCGCATTCAACGGCATGGCAGCCGAGATGGAGGCGGGCTTCTAATGGCAGACCCGATCGTAGTCCCTCGGCGCGACCAGATGCCCGTAGGCGCGGATGGCCTGCTTGACATGCGCTTCGCCCGCTTCATCGAAGCACTGGGCCCTGTGGTCAACGAAGAGCCCGTCGACGACGAGGACGAAATCCAAGCGCTACTCGGCGGAGCGGTAGCTGGCCAGCTCGGGGTGCTCACGGCGGAGCTTGCCCGGGCCGGCGGTGACATCTCCGACATCCAGAACCTGATTGCAGGCCTTCTCTCGACCATCTCCGTGCAGCGAGCAACGATCTCAGCCCTCGAAGGCGGGGATAGCGACATCCACCAGCACATCGCGAGCCTGGTTGCCCTGCATGGGGTCCACGAAGCCACGATCGAGAAGCTGGAAGATGACATCCAAGATTTGAGGAACCTCATACTATGGCAGTGACATACGGCGTAAATCTGGCGAATGGCGTCGCCCTGAGCACGTCCTCTGCTGTGGTCTACACAGCCCCGGCTGACGTTGACCGGGTTGTGATTAACCAAGCCCGGATCGTGAACACTGGCCCAGTAGCGGTCCCAGTCTCAGTGTGGGTTCTGCAGAGCGGGGAGTCGGAGGCTGACAACTTTAAGGCGATCGATTCCAAGTCGGTCGGGGCCGGTGATACAGTCCTCCTGTCTGAGATCATCGGGGATTCCATCAACGCCGGCGGCACCATCAAGGTGATATCCGGCGCGATCACCTCGAGCATCTCCATGACCGGCACGGAGTTCAGCACGTGAAAGTATCCCCCACCCGAGACTGGGACTACATCCACTCGGTTCTCACCGACCCCGAGATCTGGAGTCGGATCGCAGAGGACGATCAGGACCCATCTGACGTCGACATGGCGAAGTTCCGCGAATGGACGTTTCTGCAGTGCGAGGCTGAATGCGGTCCGGTCGGGATGTTCGCCCTGCACCGCCACAACGGCTCAACGATCTGGCTGCATGCTCACATTCTGGCCCAGTATCGCAAGGAGCACACGGCAGCGGCGGGCCGGGAGATGATGAGGTGGATGCATGAGAACCTTTTCGGCCGAGTCAACAAGATCATAGCCGAGATCCCGGTGTGCTTCGGGGACGTCTACGGATTCGCCAGGAAGCATGGGTTTACCGATGAGGGCATCAGCCGAGAGGCGTTTCTAAAAGGCGGCGAATTCATCGACGTATGGCGGCTCGGTATAACACGCGGCGAACTACGTGAGTGGGTCGAGAAAGGAGAACCCGATGGGCGCAGTGGGTGATTTCTTTGGGGACGTGGTCGATACCGTTGTCGGCGTCGGTGAGGACGCCTTCGGGGCCCTCACAGGAGCTTCCGAAAAAGAGGCAGGGCAGGAACTCGCCAGCGCCCAGGAGCGCGCGACTGCGCAGAATATCGCATTCCAACGCGAGGCTCTCGAGAAGCAAGAGGCAGCTTCACAGCGAGCCTTGGCGGGCTTCGAGCCGTTCGTATCTGATACGCCTGGAGCCGCCCTCAATCAGGTTCGAGCCTTCTCTGGGGCCCTAGGGTCCGGGGCGCAGCGACAGGCCTTCGAGGGCTTCCAGGACAGCCCAGGAGTGGCTTTCCTGCGAGAGCGGGGGCTGCGTGGCATCGACAGGGGCGCAGCGGCTACGGGCGGTCTGGGGGGTGGGAGGCGACTCCAGGCGCTCACCGAATTTAGCCAGAATCTTGCAGAGCAGAGTTTCCAGAGCCGGTTTGGCGATCTGAAGGACGTCGCGAATGTCGACCTGGGTCTACAGCAAGACATCTCGAACATTGAGACCCGTCTCGGCGCTGCGCAGTCCGCGGGACTGGTCGGGATCGGCCAGACGCAGGGCCAAGGCACCCTCGGAGCGGGCATGGCTCGAGCCGAAGGCACACGCAACGCCGGGCGGCAATTCCAGAGCACTCTCTTCGGTTTGGCGGAATTGGGCGGGATGGCACTTGGCGGCGGTTTCGGCCCCCCCGTGGTGAAGGGGTAACTAGGGGCAACTGATGGCAGATAATATCTTTTCCAGCTTCACAGCAGGGTTCAGGGGCGGGCGTGATATCCAAGCTCAGCGCGCTGCAGGCGCACGCGCGAGCGCGGCCGAGCAACGCGACATCCAGCGCTTCGGGCTCGAGCAGCAGAAGCGCAAGCAGGAGGTGGAACGCTTCACCAAAGAGAAGAACCTGAGGTCCATCGCAAACGATTTCCTCGAACTAGAGGCGATCGAAGACCCGGAGGAGCGGAACGAGTTCCTCAGAACAAGGGCTAAGCGTGTCGCCCAAGAGAATGGCGACAACAAGGACACGATGGAACTCCTCAGGATGAGCCCAGAGGAGCAAGAGGCAACCATACCGAAGCTTCGCACTCTCCTTGAGCGAAAGGGTGTAATCGACCGCCTGCCCCAACAGAAGTTCACCAAGCCATTCCAAGCGGTCGACGCGCAGGGCCAGCCGATATTCGCGGAGCGGGGGGCAGAGGGCGCGTTGAGGGAGATACCAGGCGGCATCAGGCCCCCGGTGAAGGCTGGAGCTGGAGCCCCAAACGCCCGGGCGTCCGGTATCAAGGCATTCGCTCCGGTATTGATCGAGAACAAGGAGACAGGCGAGACGCGGCTAGTCAGTCCTGTAGTAAACCCCACAACGGGAGCGGCAGAGGCTTTAGGGGTAGACTTTCCGCCCGGATTTACGGTTGCCAAGGACTCGCCTGAGCAGCAGGCCAGAAGGAAAGTACGCACCGCGAGGCTTACGGCGGGCAGCGTTGCTCTAGGGAAAGAGCGGAGCGCAATCGCAGAAGATATACGCGATGCGGCTCGGCAGGCGAATAAGACGATCCCCACGCTTCGCAGGGTGATGGACGGATTGAACAAGATCGAAACCGGCAAGCTCGCTCAAGCCAAGCGCTTGCTCGGCCCGTTCATACACGGGATCGACCCTACGAACGAGCAGGCGCTCAACGCAGAGCTGAACCTTCTCGTGTTTGATGAGCTGGCGAAGTTCGTGGGCGCAATATCCGACCCAGAGCGTGAGTTCGCAATGGAAACGACGGCCAACATGAGCAACTCAACCGAGGCTAACCGCATCATCATCAAGCGGTTGATCACCCGCCTCAGTGATGCGGTAGAAGAGGGGAAGCAGTTCAGGGCGTTCGATGGAGACGCCGAGAACTTCGTATTCAAGCCCCCCGCGTCCAGAATGGCCGACATACAACAGCGCGCCGAGTCCTTCCCCGGCTCCGCTGATATGTCACTCGAAGAGCTAATCCAACTCCGAGAGCAGATAGCAACGCAAGGGCAATAGTGCCGTCACTAGCCGAAATAGACGCCGAGATAGCCGAGAGGGTCCGCGCTCTAAACCCAGCGCAGGGCCCAGCTCCGCTCGACGTTGTTGGTGGCCCTGCGCCAGCCGCGCAGCCAACACTCTCACCCGCCGAAGGTCCGGTTGCGGTCCAGCAGTTCATCCCTGTTCAAGGTGCAGTCCCAGCCCAAGCACAGGCCCAATCGCCGCCGACTCTGGATCAAATAGACGCCGCGATTGCCGCGAAGGGCGGTGCCGCTCAAGCCGCAGCCGACCGAGCAGCAGCCCGCGAACCTCTCATGACCGAGCGCGAAATGTTCACGGGGGCCGGGCGGATAGCGCAACTCCCCGAGAGGTTCCAAGACGCGAAAGAGGTCTCCGAGATCCTGTTCACAGGGGAGTTTCCTGAGGATACTTCGTTCTTGGACCAGCTGAAGCTAGGAGCGGGCATCCTTACATCGGTGGATCCAGAGGGGCAAATCGATGTCCTCAAGGAGTTCTTCCCAGACGCCGAAGTCGTCACGGGGCGCGGAACGACCATGATCACGATTGGCGATCAACCGCTCTTGCTCAACCGGCCCGGGCTAAGCGCGGCGGATCGTACACAGCTGATGGTTCAGGCGTTAGCCTTTATCCCTGCCGTCAAATGGGCCTCGCTGGCCAAGACTCTCGGCACTCGGATTATGAGGCAGGGGCTTGGCGCATTCGGCACTAGCGTCGTGCTGGACAAGGCCGCCCAGGATCTCGGTTCAGATCAGCCCGTAAGCCTAGGGCGTGCGGCTCTGGCTGGTGCTGGCGCTAGCATCGGAGAGGCCGCGCCTCTGCTAGCAGCAGCCGGGCGAAAGGTCGGCGCAAGGCGAGCCACTAAGCAGGCAGCGCAGGACGCGGAGCAGCTACGAGTTGAGACTACCGAGTTTGAGAAGATCCGCCCTGAGGTCGAAAGGGGGGAAGAGCTGGCGGAGCAATTTGGCCCGCTGCTCGTGGCGCAGAAGAAGCCGTCAGACCTGTTCGAGGCCGAGCGGCAAGCGTTCTTGGCAAGTCATCCGAAAGTAGCAATAGACGCTGTCGAAGTGCTGCAGGCGCAAAACAAAGACGCAGGCGAAGCTGTAATTAGCTTCATGAATGACCTGTCGACCGTTAAAGAGGCAGCCGACTCAGCTGACGCGGTGTTCGCAGCTGCTGAGATTGCGCGAGGCGCGCTGGACCAGTCGAGGGCTGCAGTCTCCTCTCCGATCTACAAGAGAGCGTGGCAGGACGCGAGAAGGGCTGGCACGCAAGTCGATATCGACGGAGTCGCCGCCCGGCTGAAATTCAAGCTAACCCATGAGCACACATCGGGCGACGTTCACAACGCACTCAAAACGGCGATGGCTAATATTAAGAAATCCGCCGACTCCCCACGGTCTAACCTTCGGACACTGCACGGGGCACGCGAAACGCTCTTTCAGCAGATGGCCCAAGCTAGGAAAGATGGAGCCAGAACTACATCTAGGGAGCTGTCTGGCGTATGGGCTGATTTGACCGACGCAATGAACGAAGCATCACCGCGCTATGCCGCAGCGACGAAGGCATACCGCGAGGCTTCTCCAGCTTTGGATGCGTTTGAAAAGACCCCAGTGGCGGCAATCGCAGATCTAGACAAAGTCGATTTCAACGCGATAAGACGTCTCACTTTCGCGAATCCTCGATCTGTTGCCCAGGTCAAGAAGGCGGTGAACGCAGCTGATCCATCTGGCGATTCGTGGAACGCATTGGCGCGAGAGAATATTCGCTGGCGCGTAGACAAGGCTCGTGTTCCCGGAATAATCGAGGAGGCGACAGAAGAGGAACGCAAGATCCTGTTGGCGGGCAATGAGCCGGCACTGTTGCGGCGCCTTCTGTACGGCAAGGGGACCGAAGACAGGCGCGTGCTTCTAGATTCAGTCGATGGTGAGATGAGGAAGAATCTCGTCGCCTTCGAAGAGTGGTTAGGGCGTGCCGCTATTGGTCGCCCAGGTGGATCTCAGACTGGAATCCGGCGAGTCATCGAGAAGGAATTCCGGGGGCCATTCGTTGCGCTCCGCGAGTTCGTGATGTCGCCCAAACAAGGCGCAGCCGAGGCGATCGATACGACCGCGTACAACCGAGGCGTCGAGACTGCGGCGAAGATCCTATTCGATCCAGACTGGACTCCTGATTTGTCCGCAGTGCGCCAGATCAAGGACCCGAACAAGGCGCAGCAGGCCATGAAGAAGCTACTTGACGCAGCGTCGAAGCCAGAGGTCCGAACCGCAGTAGCGGCAACGGCCGCATCGGCAGCCCGAAGCTCCGAAGAAATCCCAGACGAAGAGGTGCCACAATGAGCACGGGCCGCACGAGAACAAACGACTCGGCAACCAATAGCTTCATGGCCGACATCACCACGGCCGAGATCCTCACGACGGATCTAACGGGCATCGGTTCGGTCGAGACTACGGGGCACACTGCAGCTAATGACGGCGGCGCGGCGCTTTGGGTCGCAACGGGCAACACCGGCACCCCGGTCTCTACGAGCTACGAGGTGGGCAAGATATACGACTCGGTTGGCAATGAGTTCGAGATCGACGCACGCCCCGGAATCGATCCGGTAGCCTTCGGTGCGGATCCCACTGGTGTTGTCGTCGCTACCCAGCTCATCCAAGACGCGGTCGACGCAATCAACGCCAGAGGCTGCGGGACGGTTCGTATGCAAGCCGGCACCTATCAGGTTGACGGCAAGGTCACGATCCCAACCAACACGACCGGCGGAATCCGAATCGTCGGCGAGGGACGCGACTGCACGATCATCACGACGAGCCATGCAACCGAGGCAGTATTCTACGCAGCTGCCGGCTCCGGCCAGAACTTCCAGTGTTCCATTGAGAACATGTCGATCACCGCCGACACCCAGACGACTCGGACGGGTGGCTACATGATCGAGCTGCTCAACCGCTGGAGAGGCTGTGACTTCAAGCTACTCAACATCACGGCCCACATCAACGCGATGCTCCTCGGGCGGTTCGAGATCATCAACATGCAGCAATGCTGGATGCACTACCCGGGGTCGGTTGCTGGCGGGATCACTCTCACGCTTGGCGACCAGTCCGGCGGCACAGAAGGTAGCGCGATCGACATCCGAGATTGCTTCTTCCAGGGCAACGCTCTCGGGTATCTCGGTATAGGGACAAACACGGTATACGGCAACGTGGGTATCGCACTATACGACGTCGATGCGGTGTTCATGTATAACAACAACGTCGCCGGGTATCTCGAACACGCTATGGAGTTGGATCCGACGAGGCTATGCTCGAATCACAAGTTCATCGGGAACTCGTTCGAGGCGACCACCAACGATGCAGTCATCAATATGCATTCAACTACGCAGAACCCTGTCACTCCAGGAGACCCTGCGATCATTCGATCCATCAACTTTGACTCGAACTGGATCGCGTCGGCTGGTATAAACGACGTTGCGGGCACGAGTGACGCGGCAGGGCTTCTCATGTCTACGCGCTCCACGCCGCTGTCTGTCGGGGCAGGCCTGCTGACCAACCCCTCAAGCAATACCGCGGCGATCACTCACGTTGGTCACGGGTATTCGCCGGGAGATCAGATCTCTATCGAGGGCGCAGCTGAAGAGTTCTACGACGGGGAGTTTACAGTCGCGACAGCCCCAACCGCTGACACTCTCACGTTCTTCCTAAACGGCATTCCGAGTGCTTCTCCGGCAACCGGAACGATCACGATGTTCAAGGGGGGTGCAGCGTTCTCTAACATCTCGTTCAGCAACGACCACTTCCAATCCTGCGATGGTCCGGGAGTCACACTCAAGGGACCCAACGATACGATGTTCTTCGGCTGCTCGATGTTCGACAACGGCAATAAAGCATCCACCCCGAGCGAGTTCAGCTATGGGGTCCATCTCGACACGGGCATCATCACCGGGCCAACGTTCGAATCCTGTAAGTATCAGAACGGGGCGGCAGCCGGTGACATCTTCCTCATGCCTAATGCCACCGCCGCGTCGTTCAGTGGAGGGATCAGCAATTCGGCGGCCCCCGTCACGTTCTCTACGGACATGCTTTCGTTTATG